CAACTCCTTGTTTTTCAACAGCTTTTCTTGGGCGACCTCCTTTTTTTCCGTTTGCTTTATTTCTTGCTACAATATTTTTTTGATATTTACTATCCATTTTTTCTAACTGCATTTTGATAAAATTCCAAACTGGAGCCACTGCTTCTGCTTCGCAAATATTATCTTCTTCAGATTCGTAATTCATAAACATATCCCAAAAAATAATTTGATTCTCATTACTTAAAGATTTGATTAAAATACTCCAATCCTTTAAGAATATTACAGATGTTTTATTCTTCATTGTATTGTATTTTATTGATTTCTGTTCGTAATGTTTTTGCAAATTTAATTGCAGTTGACTTGTCAAAACAAAGCTCCATTTTTTCTCCAATGGTTTTGTCAAATACCGTTATGTAGATTTTGTTTTTTTCCGATTCAATTTCGGCTTCATTGCTTGAGTTGTAACTCTGAAATATTAATTTAATTTTCGCCATAATTTAAAGGTTTTTAGATTACCTATAACTTTTTAAATTAAAAACCTCTCTAAAATCTAGCCTAAGTAGGATTGACTATCATTTAGAAAGGTTGTAAAGTGTTATTTGCTAGTTGAAATCCTACAATCAACTTTTAGCTTTCAGAAATATATAAATATTTTTTTTTAATTTTCATCTTTTAGTAAAATATTTATTGAGTTTTGAAGTGATAGTATTTCCAATTTCATATTCTGAATATCATTTTTTATAAAAATTTCATCACAATACAATTCTGGAACTAACTCCTTGACCTTTGTTATCTCCAATTTAAGAGAGTTTATTCTTTCTGACAGTATTGATATAGAGAATGAATGATTCATAGCCTAATAACCTCTATAACTTCTATCTTTATTAATACCTCTTTTTATTTGACTTTGTACATGGAGCATCAATCCGATAAATTCGGACAGTTCTTCTTTTGTTAAATTTACCTCTAACGCTTTTCTTTCGTCAAAAATTCTAATTTGACAGTTTTTTCCTTTTTGCTCAACAGATATTTCTTTTTCAGAAATTATATTTCCTACTTCGTCATTTACTAATTTTGTTAAACTATGCCTCATTTTTTTTAAGTTTTTTTTCTATTATTTTGTTTGTTTTGTAGTACGAGTAACCATATTTTTTTGCTATTCCAGTTATCGTGTTATCGTATTTGCCGAAAAAATCTTCAATAATTTTTTCTTCAATTTCTTTTGGAACAACAACAAATTCAAATCTACCCATTTTTTAATTTTTTTTGATAATATTCTTTAATTTCTAAAATTTCTTGTCTTGTAAATTTTTTATACCTACTAGAAATAGCATCTTGCTCTAATTTCAGTACAAATTCTTCTCCGTATCTATTCATAAGTCCTATTCTGTATTTTGACTCATTACCATGTAAAAAGGAATTACAACCTCTACATTGTTTATTTACATTTCTTTCGTCAAAAATTAATCCAGAATAAAGTTCTGCTTTAAAGTAATGTCCTGCATCAAAAATATCTGCATAGTGATTGCCACATGAAATACAAGGTTTGTTCTTATCTCTTTCTCTTATGAATTTATGGAAAGGCTTTCTAGCATCTTGTATTAATCTTTGAATAGATTTATTAGCTTCCCTCCATTCCCTTTTTTCCTTGTTAGCTTCTTTTTTAATTTTAGTTTTTACTTTTTTCTTCGCTACAAGTATTGATGAATTTAACTTTTTTCTACCTTCGTCTGTATTTAAAAGCCAGTTTTTATAACAAGAACTACATAAGCCATAGGTTCTTTTTAGTGCCATTTTAGAGCATGAATCAAAACCTTTAGCCTTTCCTATTCCCTTGCATTTTTTAGCTTTTAAATCCATTTTATTTTTGTTTGATAGTTAATTTAATTAAACCAAAACACAATTTTACCTCATACTCTTTTTTAGGGTTTTCTATTTTTATGTTTTTTAACTTTCTGTTTATAGATTTTTGCTTTAATCTATTTAATATAATTTGTTTTTCAGTATCTGTCTTAAACAAAGTTAAATCTTTTTTATCAGAATTGAATTTATCTGATTTTTCTTTATTGTAACTTCTAGTTTCAGAAATAATTCTCAAAGATATGTTTTCTGACGGAAAATCTCTTACCCATTTCCAATTTGGTTTTTTTGAACTTCCGTAATTTTTGATAAACTTATTTTTTTTCAATACAACTATTAAAGCTCCAGAAACTTTTTTTTCTCTTACGAAGTCTGTTAAATTAAATCTTCCGTTTTCCTTAATTTTAACGTAAAGATTAATAATAAATTCACTCCATTTTACATCTGTTTTTTGCTGTTTTTTCATTTTGTTTTAATTTAATTTAATATATTTTTTTATACCATTCATTTATTGTTGGTCTTTTACATATATGTTTTGACCTAAATTTCCCTTTTCTAATTGGTAAGTTCAAAAGAGGGTTTAATTCTAGTAACTCGCTTTCAACTTCTATGCGAGTTATTTTGTTTACTTTTCTTTGTTTAAATTTAACCATGTTTTATAATTTGATTTTCGTCAAAAATTCCACTACCTAAGTCATCTAGTCTAGGCAATATGATTGCTTTCTCGTTTGATTTTTTTATCTGTTTTAAAACTCTTTGATTTACAAGTGTTTCAGACGTTTGTCTGCCATAACCACTATATATAAATTCCTCTGCTTCAATTACAGAAAACCATAATCTTCTAAAAAAAGAAGAATGAAAAGCGTAAGCTATGTTATTTATTACAAACCTTTCTCCGAAGTCTTTTATTAAAACTTCTGTAACACTTCTTACACCAAAATCCAAATCAAAATAACCTACTATTCTAATATCATGCTTTGCTTGGTAAGTGTTAATTATATTAATAATTGACTTAGTGAATTTTGATATTTTTTTTAAGTTATTTGCGAATGAATAATTTAATGACACATAAAATGTTAAGGGTTCTAAATTGTATTCTCTTAGCTCTGAAAATTCATACATGTTGTTCGGAAGTCCTTGAACGTAGTTTCCAATATTAACTAAAGAGCCACAAACATTTTCTTTTACCTCCATTCCGTTTCCTTCAACTAGAAGTCCGTCCTCAAGTTCTAACTGCTCTATGCCTGCATCCCAACCTTTGTTTGCTAATTCTAAAGCTTCCTCAAAAGAAGATGTTCCAGCAAAACCTTTAGAACCATTTCTGCTTGAGTGGTGGTTTGAAGATAGGCTTTTTTTGCTTCTTTTTCTGTTTTTAGAAAAATCTACAAATTCTCTATAAGTGCCTTGTGTAATTTTAATTTTTGAGTTGTCCTCGATTACATTCATGATAATTTAATTTAGTTTTTTCAAATATAGTCGATATATTTTAATTACACAAATACATCGACTATTTATTTTTTATGATAACAATTTTCTTTCAGCTTCATTTAAGCCTTTGTAGATTATTAATTCTAAAACTTTTGATTTTGTCATACCTACCATTAGCATTTTTTCTCCCTCAAAAGTAGCTCTAGGACTTACGATTGTTTTAATCTTTTTGTCTGCAACTTTTTTTCTTATAGCTTGCACCTCTTTGCACCAATCTTTATTATTTGCTAAACTCATTTCCATATCTTCGTCATAACCAAAATTTACAAAAGCAAATCTATCTAAAGTAGCTGAGTCAATTTTGTTTCTACCTACATATTCTTTGGTTGCTCCATGTCCGAATGTGTTTCCAGCCATTACTACAACAAAATCTTCGTGCTTAGCAACCATTCCGTCTGCAAATGCACAATGTCCGTTTGCTGTTGCCTGATTCATACTTGCGAGTACGTTTGGGTTTCCTGCGTCAAACTCGTCTAATAAAAATACCCCTCCGTTTTCGTAAGCTTCTCTAAATAGCGTTCTAACATAGTTTCCGTTTGCGTCTTGGTATCCGAAAAACTCATGGACTCCAGTTTGAGCCGAAACTGATTTTGAGTAAAAAGGCAAATCTAAAGACTTTGCAACTTGACTTACAGTTGTTGTTTTTCCGCTTCCAGCCGGACCAACTAAAGCTATGTTTACTTTTGCCGAAATACACTGCAATATTGTTTTAAAATCTTTATGTTGTACTCCTACGTTCTTTTTTATTCCGTCTAATTTCTTAACTACTATTTCTGTTCTATTTGGCTCAAGTCCTAGTTGAACCATTTTATTTTGTAAGGTTTGAGTAGTAAAATCACTTTCTAAAACATTAAATACTATGTCTTGAAGCTGTCCCTCTAAGCCTACTGCTTTTGGTCTTTCAATTTTAACTATTTTAGCTTCCTTGTTCGGTGTTTCTAATTTTTTTGGCATTTCGATTTCTTTTGGTAATTTGTTTTTTATTTCTTGTTTTACAAATGGTTTAATACGTCTGTGCATTTCTCTAAACTTTGAGTCAAATTCCAATAAATCAAAAGTTGTTTCTGTGTCAATGAAATGCCTTTTTATGTATTTATGTATTTTAGTATTCGAACTGCTAAAATCTGAAACGTGAAAATTATTTTCGTTTTTAGAAATTACAATATCTGCAATGATAACTCCAGAACTATCTTGTATAAAAACCTTTGCTGGATATTCGTTAATTTCTAACTGACTAAATTTTAAGTTTTTTCTTGGTGTTGGTACTTGAATTGTAGCTTCTCTCATGATAATTTAATTTAATTTACTTATTTTCGATACGCAAATATAGTTACTATATTTTAATTCGACAAGCTTTTGCCGAACTTTTTTTAAAGACTAAAAGCTATTTCTGAAATAGATATCATTTCATCAGAAATTAAATCATGCAAATCTATGGCAAGTTTACTTTTACTTGGGTTTTCGTAAAAGCGTTTTGCCATTTTCGAAACATCTTCTTCATAAATTGTTTGAAATAAATCAAAACTTATTTGGTAATTGTTTACAGTCATTATTAAGTAAGAATACTCAATTAACATACCTCCCATACACTCCCTAAATTCTTTAAAAGAAATCTGCTCATTAGTTAAAGCCGTTTTTTCTCTTAGGTTTATAATTAAAGACAATGTACTTTTGATGCTTTGAATTAATAGTATTTTGGTTGCAACTTCATTAACAATTACAATCTCTTTTCTTTTAATTGTATTTAAAATTCTTGGTATTTCAATTTTAATAATTTCGGCTAAACTGCTATCTTCCATGTGTTCCTATTTTTAATAATTCTCTATTAGTTATAAATTGTTTTTTCAAACCTCTTTTAATGTATTCCCTTGCTGTTGATATGAATAGATTTTTGGAGGATTCTAGCAATCTTTTAGCTCTTACCATACCAATACCCTCAATCCCTTTTATATTGTCAGAGGTGTCCCCTATTAGCATTTGTGAGTAAAAGTTTAGTTCTGCTTCCTCTTTAGTTATAAATTGAACTTTGTTATGCAAATAACCTTTTTGAAAAACTACATTTTCGGCAACTATTTCTTCGGAACAGTAAACGTTGTAATTCTTGTTTTCATCTCTAACTAATTTATAGTTGTCTTGTGATAAATCTATAATTTCTCCAGTTTCTGGGTTCACTACTAAATACTTTCCGTTTTCGTCTTTTAACTTGCCTTTCATATAAGACCAATAATAACCACCTACGGTTTTCATGTCCTTGTCTATTGATATTATTACACAATTTTCTCTACCAAGCTCCTCTACTCTATCTGCAATTAAATCGTCTGCTTCAAGAGTGTTAGAATAAAAAGAACCGTTATTCATGTAGTAATTCCTTATCATCCAAACGTAATTATTCTTTTTTCTATTTTTCTTATAATCTTTGCTTATTTTTTTTCTAAAGTTTTTTGAGCAAGTTGTTATATATGTTTCCCAACAAGTTATTTCTTTATCAAAAATACTTTGTAAATATTCTTGTATTTCTAGCATTATATTTTCGGTACGATTAATGGACTCTTCCAAAACGGTTTGGTTAAGCCAAAGTTTAGCATCTTCTTTTCCGTATTTTATTAAAGCTGTTTTTATTTGAGAATAGCTTACAACCCTATAAACGCTTTTATATAGTATGCTATCAAAATCTATTAGTCCTACCATTATAATTCTGATTTTCTTTTGGTTATTTCTCCACAAAGATATTTGTTGGTTTTTATCCTAACATCTGAATTGTAAAGTTCTTCTAATTCCGATACGTCTTTACAAGCCATTACTTTCAATGCTATAATTTTTATTTCTTCAAATGAAAAATTCGACTTTAAATCACTTGTTTTTTTAGCTTCGGGAATATTTTGTTTTTTTTCCGTTTCGCCTTTTTCCCAAGAATATCTTTTTTTGCCATTTGAATCATATCCTATTAATTTAACAATATTAAAATCCTCGTCAAAGCTAGACTCCCATTTCCAGCTTCTTAAATTTAATTTAAAACTAGCTCTTAGTTTTCCGTTAAATGTTTGGACTTCGTCGTCATTTAGTTTTATTGAAATTAAAGGGTAATCGTAAAGCTCTCTACCTATTCCAATATTAAAACAAGCTCTTTTAAAGCTATCCGATGCCAATCCTTTTTCAGCTTCGGTATTGCTTACGGTTCCAGTATCTTCTTTTGAAATCCAATGCTCGTTTCTTTCGTCGTAAACCGATACTATGCAATTTTTATTATCTCTAGAATGCTCACGCTTCCAGCCAAAAACGCCAAACACTTCGTCAAGTCTATTCATGTCTGCTCTTGCATCTTTGTAGGCTAAAATTGTTGCGTATTTTCCTGCGTTTATTGATTGTATTCTGAAATCAATTTCACTTGTTTTTAAAGGTCTTCTTAATTTTTTTTCTAACTCTGTCATGATTTTTTAAATTTACTACGTTGAACATTCATTTTTTTAATTGATATTTTTTCGTCAATATATTGACCTTGCTCAAGTAATCTCCTTAATTTGTATTCAGAAATTATTACATTGTCAACAATTATTGTTTCGCTTTTTGAAAGCTCTCT